TCATAAAAGAAATCTGGATTATCTACCACTGTTCTATTATTAACATCGATACTAGCAACTTGTACTTCAAAATCATTTATATAACCATCACTTTCAACTGTTTGTCCAATAATACTGCTGGTAACTGCTTTAGCTAATGGATAATTACTATTTGGTTGTGTATTCGTAGGAAGTACACTTATAAAATCTTGTAGTATTATTCCAGAAAAAGGATCATATACTAGTTTACCGGCTTCATAAGTAAATCTAGTATCAGCTACACTACCAAAATAATAATTCAATGATTTATAGCTTACTGTATATCTATTGTACCCAGTGCTAGTAAATTTAACAAAGTAGCCAGGTTGTGACGTAGGATCAACACTCCATCTGTCTTGTACAATAGTTAATGCATTGTTAAAAACTAATGTAAAATTTTGTTGTAATTCTAATCTGATGATACATTCATTAGATACTGTATTAGGTAAAGTATTTTGAAACGCAGGTATTACTGTGGTAATAATTGCACCTTGTGGCACATATTTGTTTAATGTCACTGGCCCAGTTCCATTAGCAAATTGTCCTAATCCATTGTTATACCCATCGCCAATAACATTCAATACAGTTGTCCAAATAGATGTTATGTTTGAAGGACCGGCAACACCATATACCAATCTATTATTACTATCAAAATAATAGCTGTCCGGCGCTATGAATTTTATCAATGCACCTTTAGTCAAATACTTTAAGTTGTAAGTTGAATATGTACCAATTGGCACTGGAGTATCATTGCCGTTGAGCAATTCATAAAAATAACCAGAAGTGCTATTAGCATCTACTGTGCTAGTATGCCAATATACTAAATTATCATCTGAACTGATAGTTGTATTATATCTTGGATAATTCTGAACATAATATTGTAATGATTTGTTATCACCTAATATGTTTGCTAATGTATCGTTCAAGAAAGTTTGTATATCACTAAGATTAGTAATGTTCAATAATGCATATCCATCAGTATCATCTAACCAAACTCCACCGTCATTTGAATAACTGTTACTGCTACTATACTTGCCAGTTGGGTCAAGTAAATCTAAGTTCTTGCTTACACCAACACTGCTGCGATTGATAGCCTTGCTCTTGATGATTGAACTATACAATGTATATGGGAAGTTATTGTAATCTTCACCATTGACCATACGATTCTGTGTATAGTAACGACTTGGCGCACGTTGTTTAATGTCAGCTAATGTTTCTCTAGCTTGTGCGTTAGTCACCGGAGTTTGTAAACTCAATCCAATGGTCAATGTTTCTACGCGCCCAACTCTGCTGACATAGTTCATGGTAACAGTAAGATTTTGTATCTGTGTAGGTTGTATAGTATAAGTCAATGCATTACCAGCACGAACATATGCTCTAAAGTTACCGACTGGTATTTCACTGAATACACCGTCACCAAATACATAACTTACTTGGTCGTTGAATCGACTGTTTACAGAATATATTTTTCTAACACTATTTTGTGTTTGTAGGTACGCATTTGCATAGATGTTATCTACTTTGATCCATAACCCATAAGTACCATTAGTTTGGCTTATTTGATATAACCATGTGTCAGTATTGTTAACACCTTGTATCGCACCAATGTCAAGCACTTGGTTAGCAATCTGATTCTGATAATTAAAATCAAAGTTTTGTAATGTACCTTGCTTGAAGTAGAAAAAGAATCCTGTGTTTGGGCTGCCGTATCCTAACTTGTCGTTACGGTACAACATGTTGAATTGGTTGGTAGGTGCAGGTGGAATTTCATATACATAATCTTCACCTACTGTGCTGACGCTACATAATTCAAAATTCATATTCATACCATTTACAGTGGTTGAGAATGGTACTACTGGGCTTGTTCCCGCCGGTATCTGTAATGTATATTCATCGGTCTTTACTCCAAGAATCTGTGCTGAATTAGCTGGTAATCCAACACGCTGAGTATTGATTAATGTAGCATTAATAACGGTATTGTATTGTTCTAGCCAATTTGGATTTGCAGGATCATTCCATAATATAGGAATATTACTTAAATTAAAACCATTCAAATCAGTAATATTTTGAGTAGTACGGATGCTTGTTACTTTTAAATAACCTTCTGCTGTCAAGTTTCTTTTAGGAGTATAGCTTACAAGATTAGCTAATTTGATAACGCTATCTCTACGTTCAGCAGTATCGATAAAGTTTTCACGGGTATTTAAGTCATTGCGGAATGCAAGACCTTGACCCATAAATGCCATAACGTCAAGTAATGCGATAAATTCTGAACTCTCAATGTAGTCATTGAAGGTCTCAGGATAATAGATGCGTAGATAATCTATGAAACTTTTACGTAATGTCTCATAGTCATAACTACGGAAATCTGCTTGCTGGAACGTTTGGTAAATAGTTTTCCAGTCGTTTACCCCAAATAGTGCTGATTGTCTTGAACTTGTAGCCATAAGTATTCTCTTTTAAGTATTTATCATACTTAAAAACTTGGGTTTTTAAGACTATTGCATGGAAGCAGTATTAGTAGCATTATTAAAAAATACATTTAATAACTGTGCTTGATTGAAGGGTGATACTGCTATTTCTAATTCTAGTAATATTCCGTTTTCTTGAGGGAAGGCTCGTACTGAATTTAATACTAATCTTGGATCTAATCCGGCTATTCTGCGTATTTCGTTTTCTAATTGAAATTGGACATCCGCTGTATTTGGCTCAAAAACGAAACTCCACAATGTGGTTCCATAACCGGGTTGTCCTACTTTTTGACCTTGGGGAATATTCAATGCATTTACAAAATCTTGTAGTACTAGTGGAGTATCTACTAACATAAACTTATTGCCAATGTTGACTGGATCAATTAATGACCCCGTGCCACCTGCAGGACCAGTAGGCAAATTAGTTGACCTAGGTTCATTTGCTGTTATTGTACTGAATCCAACGTATGAGGGCATAATGTATTTATATATTGTTATGTTGGTGCTGGTTCACCGGTAATTAAAGTATATTGTTTTCTTTGCAATTCTACTATTTTTTTGTCCAAATCATCCAAATCTTGCTGTGCTGCTATTGATGCAGTTTCAAGTGCTACAATTTGAGGATCACCTTGGGGTAATTTTTGTTTAGCGTCTGCTGCTTTATATCTCGCACTACCGGCAGTTTTTGCTACATCCCAACGTTTATCTTTCAATGTTGCAATCTCTTTTATCACAGCATCTTGTTCTGCTAGAGATGCACTATCAGTATTAATTTTGTTTGGTAATGGTGGGATTCCAGAGAAATTTGGCACTTGAATCTTATTACTACCTAGCATAGAATTAATTTGAGAAGTTAGTTGACTTCTATCAACTGTACCTGTTGCTACTGTAGGTAATTTAATTGGAGAAGAACCGCCTGCATTCATAGCATTCACACTAGCTGACAATGCTGCTGCTGCGGACGGGGGTAATCCGCTAGTAGCTAATGCAGATAATGGTACTTTTTTAGTCTTTTCTATATTCTGTGTTATTGCAGTACTTTCTACACTTGCTGTAGATACCCCAGTATTGACTGTACTACTTAAAGGTCCTGCTGCCAATGAAGCAACTGTGCTTGCTGCGGCTTTTGGTTTTGATATATTATTCATCGCAACCGCAGATGCATTTCTAATTACTGCTCCCCATGGCCCAAGTCCTGGAATTGAACTTATTGAATTGACTGCTATGTTTCCAATAGTTTTAGGATTAACTTGATTTCCTGTAACTGCTGCACCAATAGTCACAGCAGCAATAGCAGCTAAACCACCAGGTAATGCTCCTACACCACTACCTCCGCCATTTCTTCTATTCGTCGGTCTTCCAGCAAGTATTGCAGCATTTATTCTTGAAGTAACTAATGCGCTTACTTGTCCTTGAGATACTTTCTTTCCACTTGCTACAGTAGTAGTCAATCCAATACTTTGTGCTATCAATGCTGCGGTTGCTGAATTAATTCTTTTGCCGCCATTAGCAGCACCAATTTGTGCTACTGACCCAACTAACCCATTGATTTGACCTTGTGTAATACTTTTGCCACTAGTTAGTGTTTGTGCTAATCCTATACTTTGTGTTATCAATGAATTAGGTAGTGCATTTTTACCCTGAGTAGAATTTAATGCTCCAACAATTGTACCAATTTGTCCAGCATTGAGATTTTTTCCACTGGACAATGTTTGTCCTATACCAATACTTGCTGTCAACAACGATGCTGTTTGTCTTGCACCTGCACTTGTGCCACCTGTTGCTGCTCCAATTGAACCAATCAATGAACCAATTTGACCTTGACTTAGATTCTTGCCATTGGTTAATGTTTGTGTTATTCCAATACCTTGTTTTAATAAACCAGCAGTAGCACCACTGATTGCGCTATTCTTTCCACCACTTGCTAATGCTGTAACAGTTGATAATAACAATGCGCTAGTTTGTGGACTCATTCCACTTGCCGCAGCTTTAGCAGTTTTTAAATTAGAAGTTAATGCACTTGTGCCCGGCATTGTTTGTAATGCTGCTACTTGTGATGCTGGCAATGCTGCAATTTCTTCTGCTACTGCTTGGTCTTCTGAATTTTTAGCTGCGATAGCTGTTAAATTTTGCGGAACATTTGCTTGTAATGGTTTAAATGATTTTGTTATTGCTCCAAACGCTGATGCAGTCAAACTTCTTGTTGATGCTACTGCTCCAGCAGCGCCAACAGCAATCGCCGGTCCTAATCCTGCAAGAGATGTAGATATTGAACTTAATCCCCCCGCATTTGTAGAAAGATTTGATGCAAAATTTCCTGAAGCGATAGCAGAAGCTACATTACCCCCTGCACCTTTTAATGAGTCTGCTAGTCCACTTGGGGTTGCTGGAAGAGTAAGATCAGGGGGAACTCCCTTTGCTGCGTCTGCTAATGCACCTAATCCAGATGAACCTAATGACGCTGCTGCACTAGATGTAACTCCTGATGCATTTTTTATAAAATCTACTGTTGGTACAACACCTACTGTAGCAGCGGCATTTACTACTCCTGCAATAGAGCCGGGTGCTTCTTTACCCGTAATTACACCTGCGGTAGTTAGTGCTGTTTGTGCTTGCTGTAATGTTGCAGCTTTAGCAACTACTTGTGCTCCTGTATTTTGTACAAATGTTTCTAGATTTTCTGCTCCTGGTTTGCCTGTGAACATACTAGCTGGCATTGCAGTAGCAACATTAGCACCACCCTGCACTAGGCTTGTTGCTAGTGCAGCCGACCCCGGTTTTATGACCATTGCAGCTTCCATTTGCTGTGGAGTCATTGCCATTTTACCTACTGCTGCATTAGTTTCACCGGCTGCATCTTCTACTACTCCTGTACCATTTGCAACTACTTCGGGTGCTGCTGCTGATGCATCTACTGCTGCTGCGCTGACCATTGCAGTTGAAACACTTGTATCTAAACTTTCGCTTACTGCTGGGACAGGAGGAACAGTTGAAGCCAATGCAGCGTTAGTTGAAGTTACCGGCGCAACTGCTGTCGCTTGATTTGCGTTCTCAAGTGCAGGACTTTCTTGTGCAGGTAAATTATCCGCCGGTGAAGATGATACACTTACATCTACCCCTTGTCCTGCATTTGCCCATGGCATATGTGCAGGTGCTCTTGTAACTATTGATTTTAGTGATGCAGGCGAAGCAGCAAATCCTACTTTAGGATCATTTAGTGTATCAGTATGTGCTATTTGTGTTATCAATGGAACTTCATTTGGTGTTACTGAAGTAGAGCCTGTATTAAGATTAACTTTAATTCCGTTAACAAACATAGTTCCACCTGATGCATATGATCCTTCGCCCCCGGCACTCATACTCATTGAACCATTAACTTTTATAGTATAAGTTCCCAATGTATATCCACTAAAATTACTACCTGCTCTCCATCCAATATTGGTAGCAGCATTGATGTTTATGTTATCTGCTGCTATGTTTAAATCTTTTTTAGCATTGATGTTTATATTATTATCAGCATGTAAGTTTAAATCACCTTGCGTTCTAACATTAACACTATTCATTGCAAAAACATCAACTGTACCTTCTGTCCCTAACTCAACATAGCTTTGTCCGTTACTGTGAATAATCTGTAATGTTTGTCCATCATCACTCATCAATATTTGATGACCTTGAATTGTTCTTATTCTTACTAATTGATCTTTGCCATATATGTCACCGTCATCCATGACAATACTATGTCCACCGCGGCGTGATATAACTTGTAATGCTTCTAATGAACCTTCGCTACCTTTTTCTAATACATCTTCATCTTTGTATCCACCTTGATAGATAGGTCTACCCGGTGTACTAACTCCCCATCCTACACGAGATGGACTTTCACGTAATGCGCTACTGCTAATTGGACCTCTTATTGGATCCCTAAGCAAGCCTTGTTGTTGATAAATGCCTGCTGCATAACTGTGTACTGGTCGTGCTTCATTTAAGAAGTTTTCACTATCAGTAATACTTTTGTTATTAGTGTTTAAATTAGATGTTGGTAATTTAGGTGAGCCGCCCGTTTGCTCTGCTTCACCTTTATTTGGTACGATATTGTCAGATGCTCCTATTGCCGGAATCATTTGTAATAATTCCGGTTCTAATAAACCACCTATATAATATCCATAGTTTGAATCTCCATTTATAAATATACAAACTACCCTGCTACCCAAATCAGGTGGACTAAACCACATGCCATATGAACTTGGATTTGTTTCATAACTACCATAATCTGTAGCATCGCTTCCTGCATTTGCAGGAGTACTACCAAAGAAAGGACTCATATAATTTACAGTAGTCCAATTTGAAGAATCATCTGGGTCTGATCCACCAAAGTCAGCA